AACGAGGTGGTCTCCTCCTCCACGTTCTACACCGAGCTGTCCGAAGCCAGCCAGTTCCCTCTGGACTCCAAAGTCACCCTGCCCGACGGCAGGATCACCTACGTGCTAGCCGCCGCCCCCAGGGACGACGGCGGCCTAACCGGCCTGGCGCACCTCGAGATTGCGCTGCGCTAGACCCTAGGAGGCGCCCGTGGCTATGCAGTGGACAGGTGGCCTCCGTCTACACCGGATCGCCGCCGCGGCCCACAGGGGCGCCGTGGAGGGGCTGCAGGAGGCCGCCGACCTGGTGCTCGCCCGCGCCAACGTGCCCGTCGAGTCCGGTGAGCTGCGCGATTCCGGCAAAGTCAGCATCAACGCGGGCTCGCTTTCCGCCGCCGTCTCGTACGACACCCCGTACGCGGTGGCGCAGCACGAGGAGATGAGCCACCACCACCCCGACGGCGAAGCCAAATTCCTGGAGAACGCATTCAACGAGCTGCGGCCCGACCTCCTCGACGTGATCGCCGACCACATCCGCCGGCGGCTGTAATGCCCCGGCCGCTCGACCCCGACGCCGAGGCGCGGCGCCTCATCGAGCTGGAAATCCTCGCCGACCGATTCCACCCGCGCTACGCGGCGCAGTTTGCCGCCGGCGTGGCGCACCGGGAGGTCCGACTTGCGCTCGCGCAGGAGACGGCCCGAACCCGCAACTGAACGCCTCGGAGGAGCTGAGGCGATCAACCCCCAGCCCCTCCGACACTTCTGGCCAGTCCCAGCGCGGTCCCTCTGGCGTTTTGGTTCAGCGGAGCCGAGGGAGACACAACCGCCCGAACTTCAAACTATCGCCAAGTAGCACCAAGCCTTGGCGTTTCATACCCCCCCGGGGAGGTGCCATGGCCGCTGAAGACTTCCAGGGCGACCTGCTCATCGGGATGGCGCAGCTCCTCGCTGCCGCCGGCCTCGGCGTCTGGTCCCCCACCCTCGGCTACGCCGCCGGCGCCACCGGCATCGTGCTCGACGCCACCCCCGAAACGTTGGACCGGGCCATCCAACTCTCCAGCTACCCGGTTGCTGACGATCCGGGTTTCCGCTCCGACCTGATCGGGTTGCAAACCATCGTCCGTTGGGGCGGCGGCGACCCGCTGCCCTCCCGGCGCCTCGACGAGCAAATCTTCCAGGCCTTACAGGGCCGCACCCATTTCGTGCTCTCCACCGGCGTGCACGTCACCAGCTGCTCCCGCCGGTCCGGCGCCACCCTCGGCATCGACTCCTCCAAACGGTGGAGTCGGAGCTCCAACTACTACCTGCGCGTGCTCCACCCCACCACCCACCGCCTCTAACCCAGGAGAGAACGACATGCCCCTGCTCAAGACCCCTGCCGGCGACATCCACCGCGTCGCCGACGACCTCGTCGACTACTACCACCAGCAGGGCTGGACCGACGAGCCCGAGCCCGAGTTCCCCCCCGCACCACCCCAGGACAACCAGGACAACCAGGACCCCTTATCTGACCCCGCCGTACTCGATGCGGCGCTCAGAGTTGCCGGCCTGAAAACGACCGGCACGGCCGAGGCGAAGCGAGCGCGGCTCGCCGAGCACAACAACCCCAAGGAGTAACTCATGGCTGTCCCACCCCGCGTCCCGCTCGGCGCCGACCAACTGGCGCGCGACTGGTTCGCCGATGTCAACATCGGGTCGGTTGGTACCCCCAACTGGCTACCGATCAACGGCTGGCAAGACCTCAAGCCGACGTTCAACCCGACCACGCAGGACTCATCCGACTACGACTCGGCCGGGTACAAGGACTCCGCGGTGACCGCGATCGAGTGGGGTCTCACCGGCAAGGTGGGCCGCAAGAGCCTGGCCGCCGACAACCTGAACTACGACCAGGGCCAAGAGGTGCTCCGCCTGGCGTCGCAGCAGATGGGCGCCGGCAACCGGGTGCACATCAGGTTCTACGAGATGGCGGTCGGCGGCCCCCGCGTCGAGGCGTACGACGGCTTCGCCAACGTCCAGTGGGAGCCTGACGGGGGCGGGATGGAATCCCTCAACGTGGTTTCCCTGACGCTCGGCGGTAAGGGTAAGCGCAACTCGATCACGCATCCAGACACCGGTACTCCTCCGATCCCGGTGATCGCCTCCGCAACCCCGAACACCGGCATCCCGGCCGCAGGCGGCTTGCTGATCATCGCGCAGGGCACCAACTTCGCCTCCGTGACGATCCTCGAGGTCGACAACGTGGTTGTGTCCACCACCGATTGGGAGTACGTCAACGGCGCGATCGCATTCAAGGCTCCGGCGAAGACTGCCGGCGTCCGCCCGCTCACCGTCATCAACCCGGGCGGCGAGTCGGTCGGCTACAACCTCACCTACGTCTAAGCCGTAGGCCCGTACGTGGTGGGCTGGTGACTTGTCCTGGCGCCGGCCCACCACTTCACGTTTTGAGCCCTCATTTGAGGTAGCAAAACGTGCAACCAGGACCCCAGGACGCCCACCAGGACTAGGAGAACCGCATGCCCTTCGAGAGACTCACCGAGTCGTTTTACGACCACCAGATCACCCTGCCGATCACGCTGCCCGACGGCCGCGAAACCGAATACACGGTCCCCTCCCCGGACTCCGAAACGGGGCAGACGGTGCAGCGCATCGCCTTGCTGGCGGCTCAGATCAGTGAAGGTAAGCCGGTCAGCGACGACGACCAGGCGTTCCTCAACGACATGCCGGACATGGATTCGGATCAGGTCGTCGACATGGTTTTGACGGCGGAGCTCCACGCCCAGCTGAGGGCCGACAAGGTGCCCTGGCAGATGTACCGCCACATCGTCGGCTGCGTCATGACGTGGGTGGCGTACGGCCGGGATGCGGCGGAGGAGTACTGGAACCAGAAGCCGGCTGAGGAGGCCCCAAAAAAGCCGACGCCGGCGGACCACAAGCCGCCGGCCAAGAAGGCGGCCTCTCGCGCTTCCTCAGCGACGAAGACCTCGCGCAGATCAAGCGGCAATCCGGCGAAGAGGGCGGCCACAGCTGGCTCGAAATCTACAACCACTGGGCGCTCGTCGAAGCGGACCTCCACCAGTTCTACGGGCTGAACCTATGGCATCCCGCCGACTACCGGCGGCTGCCCTGGCATCAGCTGCGTTCCCGGGTGGAGCAGCTGTTCACCATCCCACCGCAGGTGATCTATCGACCCACTAAGGACGGCGGGATGCGGCCGGTGTTGATGCCGGCAACCCGCATCGGTTTGCAGCTGGAACCGCCCGACGACGAGGAGGAGGCCTAGACCGATGGCGCTTAGCCTAGGCACCCTCTCCGGCATCCTCGACCTGAACATTCGGCCGCTGACCAGCAGCGTCGACCGCGCCGACGCCCGGCTGGGCCGGTTCAAGAGGCAGGCCGGCGCCGCCGGCACGGCCGCCGGTAAAGCTGCCGGCGACGGCATGGCCCGCGGCATGGCGAGCGCCGACGCCGGCGTGCAACGCTCCCACCGCGGACTCCTCCGCATGTTCGCCGGCGTCGGGGTCCGGGCGGCCGCCACCTTCGGCGGTATCGCCATCGCGGCCGGGTTCATGGGTTTGAAGATCGCCAGCGGCAACGAGCAGGCGCAGATCAGCTTCAGCACCATGCTCGACTCCGGTAAGGATGCCGAAAAGTTCCTGACCAAGCTCCGCAAGTTCGCGGAGGCGACACCGTTCGAGTTCCCGGAGCTGCAAACCGCCGCCTCCGGCCTAATCTCCACCGGCATCGAAGCCAACAAGGTCATCCCGATTATGACCACGTTGGGCAACATCACCTCCGGGCGCGGCACCGGCTCCGAGGGCATCAAGCGGGCGGTCGTCGCCTTGCAGCAGATGAGTTCCGCCGGCCGCATCTCCGCGGAGGACCTGAACCAGCTACGGGACGCCGGCGTCCCACTCGACCAACTGTGGGCGGAGATGGCGCCCAAACTGGGCACCACCGCCAGCAAGCTCAACAAGATGTCCCGCGAGGGGAAGCTCGGCAAAAAAGAGCTGAACGCCCTGATGCAGGTGATGCAGGACCCCAAGAGCTTCAAGATGTTCGCCGGCATGATGGACAAGCAGTCCCGGAGCCTCGGCGGTCTCTGGTCCACCCTGAAAGACACCTTCGGTCAGGGCATGGCCACCGCCATCCAGCCCGCCATCCCGGTGCTCAAGCAGGGGCTGGGTCTGGCCATCAAGTTCGTCGCAGACAACGCCCCCAAGATGGCCTCCGGCGTGAAGTGGATCATCAACGAGGTAAAGGGCGGGGCCCCCCACTTCAAGGGGCTCGCCACCTGGGTCCGCATGGCGGTCGACCGGCTGCAGCAGATCGACAAGAAGGACGTGGCCGCGTTCTTCCGCAAGGTGAAGGACGCGGTGGCGGTGCTGCTGCCGATCATCCGCGACTTCGGCGCCTCGCTGCCCGCCATCGGCCCCACCGTTGAGATCGCCGGCAAGGCGTTCTCTTTCATGGCCGACCACATCGACCTAGTAGCGAAAGCCCTGCCGTGGCTGATCGGCGCCCTGATCGCCTACCGGGCCGCCCAGGCGTTGAACAACACGCTCGGCCGGGAATCCCTGATCGGGTTCGCCCTGCAGATCGGCTCCACCATCGCGTTGGCGGTTGCCAACCGCAACCTGGCCCGCTCGCAGGTGGCTTTGGCGGTCACCCAGGGGGCGGTCAACAAGCAGGAGCAGATCGGCCTCCTAACCCGGGCCCGGATGACCGCCGGCATCATCATCTCGACCGTCGCATCGAAGATTGCGCGCGGCGCCGCCCTCGCCTGGGCGGCCGCGCAGTGGCTCCTCAACGCCGCCATGACGGCAAACCCGATCGGCATTGTGATCGTGCTGCTCGCCGCCCTCGTCGGCGGTCTGATCATCGCCTACAAGCGGTCCGAGACGTTCCGCAAAATCGTGCATGCGGCGCTCCACGCCGTGGGGACCGCCTTCAAGTGGCTGTGGGCGCGCGCCGTAGAGGCGTGGAACGGGCTCAAGCGGGTCTGGAAAGAGGGCTCCGCCAACCTGAAGATGCGCCTAGCCGAGGCTCGGAAGGGCATCACCGACTGGGCCGCCAGAGTCAAGGCCATCTTCCAAGGCATCTTGAGGTGGATATCGTCGACGTGGAAGGCCGGCTGGTCGCTGATCCGCCGCTACATCATCGACCCGGTGCTCAAGGCGTACAACTGGCTGGTCTCCCGGATCGCGCTCAAGAAAGCCCAGCTCAGGGCCTTAACCACCTGGATCGCGAGCACCTTCCGGCCGTTGTTTGCCCGCATCACGGGATGGATCAAGAATCCGGTCGAGTCCGCTCGTGCCGCGATCGTCAAGATCATCGATCGGGTCAAGACGACCTTCACCAAGGGCGTCGCGGCGATCAAGACCACCTGGAACAAGCTTGAGGCCATCGCCAAAAAGCCGGTCAAGTTCATCATCGACACGGTGCTCAACGGGGGGCTGATCAAGGCCTACAACTGGGTCATCCAAAAGTTCCTCGGCAAGGGCAAAGGCACCATAGACCCGATCAAGATCAAAGGCTACGAGGAAGGCGGGCCGACCGGCTCCAGCGCCAGTGATCATAGATCGCCGGCGTCACCCACGCCAACGAACACGTGGTCACCGCCAAAGAGGTGCGCAGAACCCCGGGCGGCCACGGCTGGTGGGAACGCGTCCGCGCGATGGCGGCCGCCGGCGTGCTGCCCGGATTCTTCTTCGGCGGCCGCTCCCCCGTCGGGGGGGACAGCGGCTGGAATCGGCATAGGAGCGGCTACGGCTTCGCCACCTGGGCCGGCGACAAGCCGGCCGGCACCGGCACCCCCGTCCATGCTTGGAAGGCCGGCACGACAGCGCAGGCGAACCGCTGGAATTACTCCTACGGCAACCATGTCCGGGTTAACCACGGCGGCGGCGAGCAAAGCCTTTACGCCCACCTGTCGGCCATCCTCACCCGCGTCGGGGAGCGGCTGTCGCAGGGGGAGACGTTGGGCCTCGTCGGATCCACCGGCAACAGCACCGGCCCGCACCTGCACTTCGAGATTCGCGGCGGCTCCGCGTCGCAGGGCAAGGACACCGGGCTGCTGTCCCGGGTAATCGACTACCTGGCCAAGTTCAAAGACCGCATCCTCGGGCCGTTCAACCGGCTGAGGGAACTCGGCAGCTCGACGTGGGCCACCATGATCAAGGCCGGGGCGAACAAGCTGAAGGACGCGGCCATCGACAAGGTCACGAGCGCGCAGAGTGCTTTTGCGGCCAAGTTCGCCAGCAGCGGTAGCGGTTCGTTCAGTGCGGTGGCGGGCGGGTCTAACCGGGCCATCGGTAAAGCAATGATGTTGCAGCGTTGGCCGGCGCATCATTGGGACGCCCTGAACGCGTTGTGGACGCAGGAGTCGGGCTGGAATCACCGGGCGCGCAACCCATCCTCCGGCGCGTACGGCATTCCGCAGTCCCTGCCCGCCAACAAGATGGCCAGCGCGGGGCCAAACTGGCGCACCGATCCGGGAACCCAGATCAAGTGGGGCCTCGGCTACATCGCCGACCGCTACGGCTCGCCGAGCAACGCATGGACCTTCCACCGGGGCCACAACTGGTACGAGCTGGGCACCCCCAACGCCGCACCCGGCTTCGGCTGGACGGCGGAGAAGGGCGCCGAGCTGGTGGTGAACCCGCAGCTGCGGCGCTTCCGCGGCGGCGAGCAGGTCATCGACGCCAAGGCCACCAAGCAACTGATGGGCGGCGGCCTGGGCGGCCAGCAGCCGCTCGTCGGGCAACTGGTGCTGCAGTCCTCCGGCGACGTGCACGATGACATGGATGAGGTCGCCTGGCAGCTGCGTCGAATCCGCCGCGGCGGCGTCTACGCATCCGGGACGGTGAGCTGACATGTTCGGACAGACCAAGCTCAAGATCGACTTCACCGATGGCACCAGCGTCGAGGTCGAGTGCGACCAGTTCCAGGTCTATAGCGATGTGCTGCACACCTGGAACAAGGGCGGCGTCGATGGCAAGTACGGTCAGCGCCAGTTCCCGATCGTCAACATCCGCGAGTACTCGACGGTAGACCGCTGATGTTCAACGGTGAATGGACGCTCACCTACCCCGGCTGTGCCCTGTCGATGGGCGGCAACAACGGCACCGGTTTGCCGCAGCCGATCTACCACTTCGAGGCACCCGACCTGGGCGACATCAACTGGAACGTCGAGGACGCCGAGACGCCCCGCCAGGATGGTCTCAGCTTCGGCACCGACTATCACACCGGCCGTGTGATCACCTTCAGCCTGGCAATCCAGGCCGCCTCCGAGGCGCTGGCTTTGGCACAGCTGGCGTTGCTGGCCAAGGCGTGGCGGGGTGACGGTATCCGGCTCCTACCGGGTGCCGTCGCCGAACTCGCTACGGAGAACAACGGCCGGCAACGCATGATCTGGGGGCGGCCGCGACGGTTCGGCCCGCCGGTTAACTCCAGCCTGAAATCGGCTGGGCTGATCTTCGTGCCGTGCGACTTCCAGTGCGCCGGCCAACAGTTCTACGCGCTCACCGAGGACACCATCACGGTCCCGTTCATCCCGCCGCCCAGCGGCGGCTTCACGTTCCCCATTACCTTCCCCCTGTCGACGGTGGGTCCGGCCGTAACCGCCGGCGGCATCACTGTCGGCGGGGAGGACCCGGCCTGGCCGATCATCACGATCAACGGGCCGATCACCAACCCGGTTGCCGCCGCCGGCGGACTATGGACCCTGGGCTTGACGATGACGATCCAGGCGGGCCAGTCGGTCACCATCGACACCCGGCCGTGGAAGCAGACCGTCACCAGGCAGGACGGGGCAAGCTTCGCCGGCAAGCTCACCCGCGAATCCCGCATCGATAAGGCGTTCCTGCCGCCCGGCCCGCACAGCGTCTCCTTGGGCGGCGTCGACGGCACCGGCACCTCAAGCATGAATTTCAACTGGCGCAACACGTACGCCGGAATCTAGGAGGATCAGATGGGCTGGGAAGGCGTCCCCTGGGCGGTAGCTAACACCGCGCAACATTCCGCCGAGATCGGGCGGCTGCTAGCCCACCAGGCGTTCAACGGCAACGAGGGCATCCTCGGCCTCGACGATCTGAAGGTGTCCGCGCAGGCGGTGCCGAACGGCACCGTGCAGGTTGCTACCGGCGCCTGCGGTATCCGCATCAAGAATGCCGCCCTGCCCTATCAGGCGTATGCCGGCCGCTGCCCCACCATCGACACGCCGATTGCTATTGCGCCGACCGGCGGCGCGATCCGCTCCGACATGATCATCGCCCGGGTGGAGGACCCCAACAATGCCGGCGAAGGCTGGGCGCCGCCCGGCAACCTGCTCATCGGACCCTACATTTTCACCCGCGTCATCTCCGGCGTATCCGCCTCCGCTAAGACTCTCGCGGACGCCGGCATCCCCACCCACAACGCGATTCCGCTGGCGCGCATCGACATCCCCATCTCCACGTCGACGATCACCAACGCGATGATCGTCGACCTGCGTAAGGTGGCGAATCCGCGGCGGGAGCGGGCCGTGTTCACCGTCAACCCGGGCGGCACGTTCAACCTCACCTCCGCCTCCTACGTCGACTGGTTCGGTTCCTGGACCGTCGACGTACCCCTGTGGGCCACCAAGGCGGTGATTTTGGCGCACCTGTCCGGCATCAAACTAGACCGGTTCGACGGCTCCACCACCGGCTCCGCGGCCGGCAACATTCGGGTGCTGCTCGGCGCCGCGCTCGCCACCCAGGGCGCCGCCTACAACCATGACGTGGTAGCCGCCATGGTCTCCTCACGTTTCCACCTCGGCGTCGGTGACACGGTGTCGGTCGGGTCCAGCCTCCGCGGCACCAACCAGACCGTGAAGATCCAGGGCTTGAGGTCCTCCGGCAACAAGAACCTGTACGCCGATACGGGCAGCTTCGCCAGCGTCGACTTGGAGTTCATCGAGGCGGCGGCCTGAGTTGCCTGAGTGGCGCTACATCGCGCAGAACATCCGCACCGGGGAGTTCCTGCACTGGCAGCTGCCGCTCAAACGGGAGGAGCTGACCTGGGACCTCTCCGGGCCGGGCGCGCTCCGCGGCACTATCACCCCCGTCCAGGATGATCTTCTGGCCGGCGGGGTGCCGATCCTGCAGGAATGGCAGACCGCCATCTACGCCGAAGCGTCCGGTGAGATCGCCGCCGGTTTCATCGTGCAGAAAGCTAACTTCGATGGCCCCGTCTGGGCCGTGGAATGCGGCGGGTTCTCAAGCTATCCGCACGGCCTGCCCTACACCGGTGACCTGTACTCCAAGATCAAATGGGACCCGACGGTTGCGTTCAAAGACATTTGGGCGCACGTCCAGGCGCAGCCGGACGGCAACCTCGGCGTAGTCGTGGACCGGCCCACCAACTGTCCCGTCAGGATCGGTACCGGGGCCTCCGGCACCGGCGACACGGCGGTGGAGGCGCAGCCCTATGAGTTGGCGTGGTGGGAAACCATCGACTGCGGCTCCGAGCTGGACGATCTGGCTAGGGAAACCCCGTTCGACTATGTGGAGCAGCACGCCTGGACCGGGCCGAGCAGCATCTCCCACACTGTGAAGCTCGGCTACCCGAGGTTGGGCACGAAACGGGATGACCTGCTGTTCGTGCAGGGCGTCAACGTGACGAAGGTGGTGCCGATCAGCCGGGACGGCGACGCGTTCGCCAACGTGGTACACGGCCTCGGGAAAGGTGAAGGCGGAACCACGGTCCGGGCTGAGGTGGCGGTCCGCGACGGGCGGCTGCGTAGGGTACACGTCTACTCTGACAAGGCGGTCGACACCAAGGCCCGGCTGACCTCGATCATCCGGCGGGAGCATACGGCGCGGCAGCTGCTGCCGACAATCGCCTCGATCACAGTTGTTGATCATCCGAACGCCGAGTTCGGCGCCTGGTCCGTAGGCGACGACATTTGTGTCCGCGCTGACATCCAATGGTTGGGCTGGACCGAAATCTGGTGCCGCGTCCTCTCCTGGTCATTGGAGACGGAATCCCGCGCCACGTTGAACCTGGCCCGCTCCGACAGCTTCACCTCCGGGGGGCA